GGGCGGGGGCGCCTACAGTACCTTTTTTATTTGAGGCCGCTACGGGCGGGGGCTGTAGCCGCTGCGAGGCGGCGACGTGTTAGGTGAATAGATTATGCTTTCGCGCTTGGAATCGTAGGGCGTCGGCATAGAAAGCGGGTTGCATTCTTAGGGCTTCGTCGAAGGCGGGCTTTAGCCATGGGTTCTTAGGGATTACTACAGACTCGCGGCTCATATCGTGGACCATCTTAATTTTAGGCCGACGCTTGCCGCCGATAACTTTAAAGATACCCTTACTCTTACCTAGGTCCAGGAAGACGTATTTACGGCCTGTAGCCGCTGCTTGCTTGATAGCTACTAAGTTACGTTGTTTACGGCTGGTACCCTTGCTACGGCGCTTAGATAGCTGTATCTGGGCCATGGTATTAGCCTTACGCGGTAGCCTGGTGCGTGGTTGCCCGTTCTCGCCCTGTCCTGCAGAGTAGGACGTCGCTATCTGTACGCCCTCCTTACCGGTCTTAGACTTGATAGCCCCGAACTCCTGGTCTTCCATGTAATCCGCTATAGAACCCACAGTGGCTTCTTGTCTCGATATCTGTAGCGTCTTAGCCTGGTCTACCTGGATACTTTGGGCTGTAAAGCGGTTACGGTTAACCATGGATTCGCGTACGTCCGCCTGGGCTATTGCTCGGGCTGCGAACGCTGAGTCGTTCAACGTCTTACGAGTAGCAAACGGTACGGACTTCCTGGCGAAAGTCTTAAGGTCGTCTTCTAGTTTTCTAACATCATTTGTATTTATTGCGAACATAATACGGACCCCTTTAGTATAGCGAGCGCCTTGTCGAGTCCTGGCTCGGTGCCTAAGACTTCTACGTTATCGCCGGTTAATTTAACTACAGTATAACCGAATTCTGTTGTACGGATACCGAAGTCCACCTCGTCGGAAGGCGTCTTCGATACGCCAGGCTTATAGGACAGGTTACCGATACTTACGTCCGACTTATCGCCGTTCTTATGATATAAACGGGACTTAGGCCACTGACCGCGAACTAAATACCACACGATATCCTTAGCTAGACGCCTTTCACCATTTACCGTTACGTACATAGCGCCGTTAACCATTCCCCCCGCTACCTTCCCGGCTCTGATAAATCCACGCGTTACGGCCCAGACCAGCACACCGTTAACAGCATCATACCTAACCGACTCTTTTATTAAACTCACCTTCTACGCCCCTTCTAATCAATGTAATTACTAAGTAAGTGTACTACCCTTACGTACTCCCGTAAATACCCTTACGTTAGGTACTTGCTAAGTCCTTATTTTTAAAGGAATTATACTACTCCTACCCTTTATACTAATAACTTTTATAAATTAGTAAGGTAATAAACATATAGTAAGTATATGTCCCACACGTACACGTAGCGGCTACGAGGCGGCTACAAGTAGCGGGAGGGGCGCGTATATGTCTCACACGGGGGAGTGGTGTAAGTTGGGGTGCGGGGTGGGTAAACTCTAAATCGGCAGCTAGCCCAGTAATGGCGCGGGTTCTAGCGTTACCCCGCTATGTGGTTTTAGGTGTGGGGTGCGGGTGCTTTTTCCTCCTCGAAGCGGCTACAAGCGGCTAGCTACCGCCTCGAAGCGGACCGTAGCGGCTTCGGCCGCCCCCAGATTGCTAGCGGCAATAAAAAACCCGCGTTAAGCGGGCTTTAGTGTAGCGGCTGCGTCTACGAGCCGGATAAATTCCAGCCCGTTAACGTGGAGCGGGTCGTCGGTATCGCTAAGTAAGGCTTCTTTTACCAGGTTAGCCAAACATTCCGCCACCGGTTTACCGGTCGTTTTACTGTAGTGGAGTAGTGCTTCCCTGGGTATATTCTTAGGCGGCTGGTCGATAGGTATTTCGCCGTTACAGTCGCATTCGAAACAATACTTAGTATATTCCTGGCTCATAATTTACGGTTCCTTTTCCAGTAGCTTTTACGGCAATTTTCCTTACAGAATTTAGCGGTAGCAGGCTTATTCGTTAATGGATTGCCACAATTTAAACAGGTCTTAACGGTACTATGGTCTAGGCCGATACCGTCTTCTAACTCGCGTTTAAGCGCTAGTTGCTCCTGGTGTTCCTCAATAGACCTACGTGCCGCTAACTTGCGCCTGGTTTCGCTAGTCTGGCGCCGGTCGTTACGTTTACGTATCTGGTCGGCTGTTACTTCGTCGACTATATCTAGGTTCTTTTGCATTGTTTTAACTCCTGGCGAATTTTAGCGATATGTTCTTCCGGCTCCTTCGGGTGCGGGTCTTCGTCCTTAACGTCCCAGCGGTAGCCGCACGTACAGACGTTTTCGTCACCCTCTCGCCATTGCTTACAAGTAGACATACCACACTCCCAGATAGCGGATACAGCGCTTTACGCGGGCCGCTTTGTTGTCGATAAATGCCCGGCGCAATACGTCGCCCAGGCTGCTAGATTTTAACCACATAAGCTTAACCCTCCATTTCGATAGAGCGCTTAATCGACGCTATCGCTTCGTTCTTATCCTGGATACTACCCTTAACGCCCCGCTGGCCTGGTGCTAGGCATTTCTTAACGCCGTGGGCCATGGCAGGGCAAGTTACGTTAAACGCCTTAAGCACGTCGTACACGTCGACGAATACGCCGGGTTTAATCTCTCGCTGGTATTTGTTCTTACTCACTGGGTCAACTCCTTAACGGCTGCCATAAGCTGTATAAGCTTGGCGTCTTTGAATGAATCGAATACAGCGATAATACGACCGTCCCGGAGTAACCCGAATTGTTCGTCGTTTAGCTGCTCTATATAATTTTGCATAATTTCACCTTACAGATAGCAGAAAGGGGCGCGAGGCCCCTAAGTTATTCTTCGAAGCCGATAGTAATTTCGATACTAACCGGCGGTGGTGTCGGCAATGCCGCGCGCTTAATGTAAACCGTAGGGATTGGCGCTTCTGGGGAAGAATCCCCGTAAACGTGCGTTCCTTTGGTCGACTTGGTTAACGTCATTTTTATAACTTCTTGCTGTTGTGCCATTTCTAAGGCTCCTATTTGTTAAGTTCTGGGTTAACATACGCCCTATTGACGAAGCCGTCAACATAGAATAGTAATTATTTTTTAAGCGTCGTTAAATGCCAGGCACCACAAAAGCGGCAAGCATACGGCCGGAGCTTTCGCCCCGACTTTCTGGCCTTGCCTAACTTTTTAGAAAAATGGCGCCGCTGGGTCGCTATATAGTTAGCATGGTCTACCGCGTCGGCTTTGGTGGCGTACGGTATCTTTTGACACATTAAGTCACCTTAAACACTTCGGCCGCGTTACCAGTTGGTACCGTTTGCGCGCCCTGGGCTTCCTGGTAGATACGGGCTACTTCTGCAGGCGCCGTTATGTTAGCGTTAATATGGCCGTTACGAATGAATAAGCGCGACTTCTTACCGTCGTCCATAGGTATAGGATTATTAACACGTCCGCCAGTTAATGCCGGGTGCCAGTCGTAGCCGAGGGACTGCAGAAGTTCGCGTCGCTTGTTATGTGGAATTGAGCGGGTCGCGTGTATCGTTTGGAGTAGCCTTTCGACCGCTACCGAAGATATCCAGCCTCCGGCGAAGCCTGGGCGCCCTTCTTCTACCGCTTCTAAAATTTCCTGCTCGATACCGCCCATAGACGCGGTTAACGCTTCGCTGGTGCTGCTAGTTTCTGGGGCTCTATGGCAAGCGCCGGCCGGGTTAAGTTCGTCCGGTATTACATAGTTGGCCAGGTAGTCGGACACAATGGCGTAGCCGTCACCCTTAAGCCAGTTGTATAGCTCGGGGAAATAGTTACCGTCCATACCGTCGCGGGCCAGGTCTGTATCTAACTGCTGGGCCGAATAGAATACGGCGAAGCGTCGGTCGTTACGTGTCTTACGGATAGCGTCCTTATGGTTACTATTTAGAATAAAATTAGCGTAATTATCGCCCATTACTTGCGCCTGCTGCATTGCACGTTTAGCCAGGCGGTCGTTAGTAATCATAGGTTTTAATACTTCGATAATTTCCTTTTTATGGTCCGGGACGTAAACGTCTTCTACGCCGATAAATAATTTATTAAACAACCATTCGTTAAACTTTTCGGCTATCTCGTTCGACGGCGGTAAGTGCGTATAGCGCGAGCCTATGGCGAAGGCCACACAGCGAGTAAACAGCGTTTTTCCGTTACCTTCTGCGCCCTGGATAAGTGGCGCCCATTGGAATTTAACGCCTTTATGCTGGATACAGGCCGCCATATACGCGAGTAATATTTCCTGGTCTCTCGGCTCCGGTAATATCTTAGCCAGGTGATTAAGGAACGGCGTAGCGTCACCAGATAAGCGCGGGGTTTCTATCGGTAGGTAGGCGTTAACTAAGACGACGCCGTCTTCCTTAAGTAGCGACCCTGGGGCTTCTAGTGGGCGGAATGCCATAGCCTCGGCTTTCGGATAGCGTACGATTTGCGACTCGGTAAACGCCTCCCAGGCCTTACGGGTAACCTTATCGCCGCCGTCGTCTAACTGGAAGCTATACCCGCCGTATGTGGCGTTAAACTGCTCCGACTTTAGTAGCGAACCGTTCGGCGTAAATACCCGGTGTAACTCCTGGATATAGACGCACCCCTTAAAATATTCGATTTGTTGATTAGCGCCTAAGTATTGGTACCCGCTCAATATCTCCGGGCCTTCTACCATATTACCCAGGGGCGCGGCCGCTGTTTCGATTGGCGTAAGTACCTGGCGTAATTCTTCGACGCTACGGTCTTTATTATCTAACCAAAATTTAGCCGTAGGAACCTTACAGAACATTTCGATAAGTTCTACTTCGCCCTGGCATTCCGCCAACTTAGTAGCGCGTATGTTAGTCGCGTAGTCTCGCTGAGGGTCGCTGGTGGCTCGTAGTCGAACGCCGCCGAATTCCTGGGCGATACTGTCGTCGACTTCTTTAACGGAGTATACGACCTCCTGCAGTGATACGGCGCGGGTAATCGTACGGATAAGGTAGTCTTCCCGCTCCCACTTATCGCGGACCAGGCCGGAACGTCGCATTAGGTTAAGCATTCGTTCGCAATTGTTACCGGTCCAGAATGCTAAATGCTGGGCGAGTGCCGCGTCGGCGCTACTACCGTCGTAAGTACGGTTACCTTCTGGGTCTGGGTAGGCTTTAGCGAGGACGTCTTCGTCGCATTCCCATAGGTCGCGGAAGGTCGCCCGGTCACCAAAAACAGCACCCCCGCCGCCAGTCTTAAGCGCTCGGTCGATAAGTTCGTCGTCGTCTTCGGTACCGGTCCATTCTGCTGCGGGCTCGGTAGTCCAGTCCTGGTCCTTAGTCGCTGCCTTTGGCGGGAAATAGCTATTAATTAACCCCGGTAAGTGCTGCGAGTAGTCCAGCCCGGCGGTACCCTGGGCGTTAATACCGGTAAGCGCAACGAATCGGCCTTCGGTATAGAGTTCCAGGCCTAACGCTATATTCTTACAGGAATGGTCAGGCGCTACGCCTTGCCCGAATATGTGGAGTCCTCGGCCAGACTGCGATACTTCTACAGCGGCACCGGGTAAGCGCGCCAGGATATCCATAGCGACGGGCGACCAGGTCGTATTATCCGCGTTTAAACACTTATCTAAATCCACAAAGAAGAACGGGTCGTTAGGTGTAAATACGAAGCCTACGCCGTAATTCTCTCCGTATGCCTGGGCGGTAGATATTGCGGTCTGTGCGTCAAGCCAGGCGCCCGGGTCGTGCGCGTCGGCTACTTGTGCCGTACGATAGTCTACGGGTAACTTAACTTGCTTACCGTCTCGCTGTGCTAACGTCCATAAAATAAACTGCTTATACGCTGCTAGCGGCTGCAGCGCTTCCGGTAGTTGTTGCATAGAACGCCCCTAAAAATTAGCTAATAGTGTAGCGGCTTCCGCTTTCAACTCGGCCGGCGCTTTCTTAGCGTGGTCGTCTCCGTTCGCTAGCCCCTGGGCGATAATTTCCGCGATACCCTGCTTAATAGCTCGGCGCATGATAGCGGTTTTAAGTTGGTTCATAGTGCCGAAGTAACGAGTAACCAGGCCCATAGAGACCCCGGCGCCTTCGGCTATTTTATCCCTGGTAATCTTATTGTAGCCTTCGGTTTTAGCCATACCGACCGCCACCGTAAGGATATGGTCCTTACGTAGTTCCGGGTTAGCGCGGGTTTTACTTACCGAGTGCGCTATCTCCTGGATATTTTCGAGTTTCAATTCCTCGACAAAGTCGGAGAAATTACAGCCCATAATATGCGGGAACGAACCGTCCGGAATACCGGCACGTTCGCATAACTCGCGGCGGGAAAGGTTAATTAGGCCTTCGCCTTTAACCATACATACCGCTACTTCTTTTACTTGCTCGCGTTGTTTCATTGCGTTAATTTCCTGTTTGTTTAATGCTTAATTTGTAGCGATACTAACCCGTAGTGACGCCGCCGTCAATAGAGAATATAAAATCGCTAAAGACGACCCGGTCTTCCCCAGGTCCGTAAATCGCCATTCGTTTATACCGGTGCAATGGTTCGCCCATAGCTGCGACCACATCGTCGAGGCTTTCGAAGCCCGCGTCGGTTGACGGCCCGGAACATTGCTTCGTAGAGTTTTTAAAGGGTGTAGCGTAAATAGTCATATTAGAGGGTTCCTACTGAGTTAGCGAAGGCCGCGTCGCCGCCTAGGCTCGCTACCAGATTTAAAAAATTAAGTTGCGCTTCTTCCCGTTTGCTGCCTGAGTAACCCCAGTTAGCGGCCTTAACTTCCCGGGCGATAAACTGCCCGATTACCTGGCCTACGTGGTTTTGCTGGATAAGTAGCGGTCGTATCCCTATTAAATCGCTAGACTTTATAAGGTCGTTCATTTGCTTAGAGTCATTAGCGAGCCCATAGCGAAGGAAGCTACCGTCTTCGGTATACGTGCCGCCTACGTTATTCCGCCAAACTCTGCAGCCTTTTTTAGTTGCTTCCAGGCGTATACGTGTCTGGATTGCTGCTTCGCTTTCGCCTACCTGGGGCTGCGGGTCGGTATTAACGAGCCCGAATTCCTGGCGTAAGTCTTGTACAGCCTGCGGAGGTATGCCCCATTTAATCGCCCATTGTGTTAAGTTCATTTATGACACCAGTTATAAAAACGGCGAAGACCATAGCTTCGAGCGAACGAAACCACGGTATAAAATACGCCTAGTAGTAAATTTTGTTCTAGCGTTATGTTCCATCCGAACAGCGGAAAGATAGCGAAATTAGCCAGCATATTAACCGTATAACCTACTAAAATATTCGCCGCCGCTTCGATAGCGGATTGTTTCTTCGTTTGCATTATTTGTTTAACTCCTCGAGTATTCTTTCCCCTATAAATTTAATGACGGGTACCGCTTTAGAATTACCTATCGCTTTATAACGTGGGCCGTCGGGACAATCCCCTACCAATTTGTTACGCCATGGTATGCGGGTATGGTTATCTGGGAAACCTTGCAAGCGTTCGCATTCGATAGGTGTTAATTTTCTAACAGAAGGGAATACGATATTTTCAGCGCCGCCATTTCGACCAAGCGCGAAAGCTAGGTTATCGGAGACGCAAGGGTCTTGTGTGCCATGGATGCAAATAGAATGTTTATCCCCAGTTGTAAGCGTTGGTACGGGGTCACTTTCCGAACCTACACCGAACCCATTACCAGAACCGCGACCTGTAGCCCCTGCGTGGCGTGTAGCTTTATCGTGTATAGGCAGTACGACGAGGTTTTCCGAACCACCCCCTAAGTCTCCGCCGTTTGCCCTGAGTGTTCCAACTTCTTGGCGGTAAGCTCCAAAGCTTCCAGGAGTGAAGGCGGCAATATCTTCCCCCGTTTTTCTGCTCGGTGCAATATCCCGGCGCAAGCTGTCGGACTCAAACAATACTTTTGAAGGTTCGAACCCTTTTCTAGCACTTGCGACAACAAACACACGGCGGCGGCGTTGGGCCACTCCGAAATATTGGGCGTCGAGGACCCGCCAAGCGATTGTTCTTTCGGGACCAAACACACAACCAGCGTTCGTCCATTTACCCCCTGCTGGCTTAAGTTCGCATTCTTCCCCCGCCAAAGCTCCGAGGAAACACCCGAAGGCGTTGTCTTTACTGCTAAGGACACCCGGGACGTTTTCCCACACGGCGACGCATTCGTTACCTTTTCGTTTTTTATCGATTTCATTAGCTAATTCCACAAATTTTAAAGTTAGTTGTCCGCGTTCGTCCTTTAATCCTTTACGAAGGCCTGCGACGCTAAACGCCTGGCAAGGCGTACCACCGACTAAAATATCCGGCGCGTCAATTACTCCCGTGGCTACTAAGTAAGGTAAGTTACACATATCCCCCAGGTTAGCGACGCCCGGCCAATGGTGCGCGAGGACTGCAGACGGGAACGCCTCAACCTCCGCAAACCAAGCGGCGCGCATACCTAAAGGCTCCCACGCTATAGAAGCGGATTCGATACCGCTACAGATAGACCCGTATATCATTAAGTTAAACCCCTGTTAATTATAAATACCTAGCGGATACTACGCTATAATGACGGCTTCGTCAATACTGGTTTGCGGTACCTTATTTTTACGGTTTCTTTCGTCCCGTCGCTATAGTGGAACGTCCATTTTTTGATACGAAACATAGAGACGCTACCAGGCGCCGCGTAGTCTTCGAATTCTTCTTTTATACAGGTTCTAGCGTTAGCCATAATTCCCTCTCAACTGCTTTTAGTTGCTCCCTGGTTACGAAATACTCGGCCGATTCGGAAGGTATATTCGTCCAGAAGTTATCACCAGAAGATACGAAAAATATATGTATATACTCAATTTTCGCACCTACGCCCCTGGCGGTCGTTAGTATCTGGACGACGACTTTAATTTTAGAGCCGTCCGCCTGGTTAAATATTTTTTCAACTTCCGCCAGCATTGGCTAACCCTCCTAAATGTTCATTAACTCGGCCTGCCAGTTCGATAGCGTCGGCGGCCTTAAGTGTTTGGGCGGTTAATACGTCCGTCCCGAATTTAAAGTAAAACCGTCGGTAGCTCTCGCTATCGCTGCGGCCCTGGGCGCGCTGATATCCAGCCCACCAGGCGATAGAACCCCGTAACGCTTCCTGGGCTTCCTGGGTTGCTACGTGTCGCTTAACGCCGGCTAATTGACCCACCAGCGGGGTATATTTCTTCGCCAGTTCGTGCCGGTAGGCTTCCGGGTGCATATCGACTTTTTCGATTTCTCCGCGCATAGCGGCCAGGGCGGCCGGGTCCAGTTCGATAAGGTCGCCGTCTACTTGTTCCGGTCCGGTCCTGGCTGCTGGCGTCATAATGTGGCCGCAAAACGGGCAAGCGTTATAAATGCGTTCGTACACTGCAGTACAGGCCGGGCAAGCGCGGACCGGTATAGCGTCCGAGGCCTTAGACTTACCGCGTTTTTCCCTGCGGTCGAGGGTCCATTCCCTACGCGCGTCTGGTAATCCGTGGCGCTCTACGTTACCTACATGGTCGATAATTAAAGCGAATAGTTTACCGTCAAGTAGACGAAGCGCGCGGCCGAATTGCTGGACGTATAGGGCGTAAGATTCGGTAGCCCTTGCCATAGAAACGACTTCGATAGCTGGAAGGTCGAATCCCTCCCCGAATAAATCCACATTAACAAGCTGTAGTAATTCGCGGTTCTTAAAGCGGCGTAGGATAGCTATACGTTCGGCGTCTGGCGTCTTAGCACTAACGACGGCTGCAGGCACCCCGGCGGCGTTAAATTGGGCAGCTATTTCCGTAGCGGTCTCGACGCTATCGGTAAAGGTAACCCCGAGTTTACCCGGCGCTATCCTTTGGTAGTGTGTAACAACGTCGCCGACAATATGGGACTTTTTAACCGCTGCTTTTAACTTAACGTGGCTAAAGTCGCCAGTAGTCCCGATAGCCTCGGCACCAGGGCGGACGAAGTCGGAAGGCGGAGCGAAGACGCGGTATTCGGTAAGGAACCCCATTTCGATAAGGTCGCGCATTCCCGGCCCTTCGACCATGGTATCGAACAGCCCGTCGACGTGTCGGCCGAGGCCTTTACCGTCGGCGCGTAGTGGCGTAGCTGTCACCCCCAAGCCCTTAGCGTTCGGGAACATTTTAAACGCCGTACCCCATTTATTAGCCTCTAATACGTGGTGCGCTTCGTCCTGGACGCATAGCGTAACGGATTCTAGCCAGCCGTTTAACTCGTCGCCCCGTCTAACCAGGGTATCGACACCAGCGACCGCACAAGTAGAAGAAGGGTCGTAATAACTCGCGCCTAGCTCTAACATGTGGAGATTAACGCACAATTTAACGACCGACTTAGGCCCTATAATGCGGTGGCGGACTTTATCCCGGGCCAGGGCTAACGATATCTGGCTTACTAATTCCTGACGGTGGGCTATCGCACAGCTAGCGCCCTGGTGTTCTTTTATTATTTCGGAAAACAGGACCGTTTTACCCGCGCCAGTAGGGAGTACGGCCAGGGTATTAACGAAGCCCTGGTCCCAGGCGCCGTATATATCTTCTTTGGCTTTCGCCTGGTATGGCCTTAATTGCATTTATTTAAAACCTCGATTATTTGTTGTTGACGGGGAGAACATTACGCTATATTATCCATACCGTCAACCACAAAATAGGAAACCGACACAATGAAAACAATTAGTTTAACCGTCCCTATGGACCATAACGCTTTAACCCGCGCCGGCGAAATGTTACACGGCATGGCTACCGATTTAAGCAAAGAACAGCCCGGTACCACTGTAGCCGAACACGAACATACTGTTACTAAAGCAGTAGGCGACGCTTCTATTACTGAGACTACAAAATCAGTAGTTACCGAGGCGCCAGCACCGGCCCCCGCACCAACTACCGAACCAGCGGCTACGGAAGTATTCGCGGCCCCAAACGCCGACACTGTAGCGAATGCAACGGAACATCCGGCGGAATCTGTCCAGCCTGCAGCGCCGGCCGAGTCTGCCACGACTGCGGAACCTGTAGCAACTGCTGCCGCTCCGGCTGGCGTCGAAGTAGATAGCGACGGTTTACCATGGGACCATAGAATCCACGCTTTAGGCGCTGGCGGGGCTCATAATAAACTTAAGAAGACCCAGCAATGGAAGAAGAAGCGAGGCGTAGACGCTGCCCTGGTAGCCGAAGTAGAAGCCGAACTCCGCG